ACCTTTTATCGTACCATTGACCGTTCTTTCCGCCCGATGCGCCACAGTCGTAGTAGCAGGCTTTATAAAACCAGCTGCCGTAGTTGTGTATGAAAGTGTGTCCGTACCCCACGAAGACCAACGCGCACAGCACTAGAACTCTCCGACAAACCTCTGAGGTCGGGCTATCGGGCTGAACCGCTTGTTAACCATACCACCAGAAGCATACTTGCTTTTACCCGCCTTGCTTAAAGCAATGGCAACCGCCTGCTTCTGCGGTTTTCCAGCAGCCATTTCAGTCTTGATGTTCTGGCTGATTACGTCCTTTGATCGACCCTGTTTAAGAGGCATTGTTTCAACCCCCTCGTCGCATCTTGTCACGTTGAACTTGGATACGCTCTCGATTCACTTCGTTACGGTTGTCCGCGATCTCTTCCTGACTTTCGATCCTAGCCGCTGCAGACGCCGCTTGCTGCTGCATTTTCTGCAACTCAATCAACATGTCGCCCTGATCTTCTTCAGTCTTACGCTGCAGATCTTTCTCTTTCAGAGCTAGCTCCTGCATCCGTATCTGAACCAAAGGATCGCTCATTGGATCGTTGCCTGCTGGAAGCAGCCCTGGCAGGATCTCTGCCATGATCTTCTCCATCTGTAGCGAAATCAACTTCTCCATCTGCGCCGGATCCTGCATGTCCTGCTGAACCTGCGCGATCTGCTGCTGCGCCGCTACCGGATCGATAGCTCCGCTTTGAGCCGCCAACTGTGCCTGTCCAATAATCCCTTCGATCTCCGCCATCACCATTAGGCGAGACTTCTGAGAAACGTGTTCCATAACGTGGGAGTAGAACGTGCCCATGACTTGAGGCGATGTAGACACCAAGGGAGTCTTCATAAACGCCATGTGCATCCGAATGTGCGCGTCATGGTCTTGCTCTGGGAATGTATTCAAAATCTCACCCATCAAAGCACGAGCATTCTCGATGGCAGGATCTAAAGGCTGCGGTTGCGGAGGAGGAGGGAGCACTTCATCGATGTTCTGAACCTCAAGGGCCTGATACATCCGACGATACGCCGCATACAGATTATGCACTTGTGGGTTTGACTGCGCAAGCTGTAGTTGGGTTTGAGCCAGTGTGACCCTCTGTGCCATCGAGAATATGTTCGGGTCGCTTACAGGAATAACGTCCACGCGCCCGTCGAAGTCTTCGGCCATAACCATCCGGTCACCGCCAACAACGTCATAAGGATACCCATCCGCAGGCATATTGTCCCTGAAGATCCGAGCTAGAACACGGAACTCTTGGCGCTGCGCATAATGCAGGCGCTTGTGGATAGCCGACATAACTTTCATGCCGCGTTCCAACATAGCCACTGTAGTCCCCACAGGAGCCGCTGTGTTGCCATCTCCGGTTTGCTGGTCTGCCAGTGACACAAAACGTCTTCCGCCCTCTATGAGGGCTCCTAGAAGCTGTGCGAGGGTAGCTGACGGCTCTTTGTACGGAAGCGGGATGATTGCGTCCCTGATGTTGCCACCAGGAGCGTCAATGTCCCGCCATTCTCCAGGTTGTAAGGGCTCGTCATCGTTACGAACCCTTACTCCCCGAGCCTTGAACCCAGCTGGGAGGTTTGCCAAGGTTCCGGCGTCGATCAACTGGCGAAGAATACTCGTAGCCGCGCGGCCCAATCCACCAATCATGTGGATCAAACCAAAGCCATAGAACCCTAGACCAGGCATAAACTTGTAATGAACGAAGTACTGCATCTTTTTAGAGATGCCCGTACCCTCTTCGAAGTTACGACGAATAGACAGGATGTTTCCCGAACCCTCGTCCAAAGTAACGATGTAAGGAATCGCAATGCCTGTCGGCTCCCCATCAGGAGCCATGTCCTCAAAACCCTCGATGTCCAAGTCAACGTGCATCTCAAGAATCGTGTACACTTCATCCGAGTAAGTGCGTGACGTGCCTTGAATGTCGTCGATCTTCTCGCGGACCTCGTCCTCTTGGTTGTACTTGCTTAACTCTACGTCACGGTAAAACCCAGCCAACTGCATCTTGCGGATGTCGTTGCCGTCCATGCGTAGAACGTGCGTAACACGCGAAGCGGTAGCCAAATCAGACGCAGCATACGGCACAACCAAATCTTGAGCCGGAACGAACTTAGAAACCGCTCGTTGTTTCGCTTCGTCGAAGTAAACTTTCTTAAACGTAGACCCCGAAAGCGGTAAATAAAACAGAAGTTGATCCATGTCCGGATCGAACTCCTCCATAACTTCCATGATCTGGTAATTCATAAAGTCTTTAACACGAGACGCCTGCTCTTCACGAGCCACATCCTGCAATCCCAAGACCTGAGTCTTGACTGGGCCACCCGCTGGCAGCAACTCTTTGTACGCCTGTGCTTGGAACTGAGTCACACTCTCCGCGATCAACGGGTGAGTTACCCCCGATGCCCCTTGGAACGGCTGTGTACGCTCGTCGTACTTAACGCCAAGCTGATCCAAACCCTGTGTATACGTCTCTTCCCACTCTGAGCGGGACTCCATGTCGTCTTCATAGGATGCGCGTAGGTCGGAAGAGATCTCTCCGAGATACCCGTCATCTAAATATTCTGCTAAGTTTGCGTTGTGAGGAATCTGCTCCTCCATCACTTCGCCCTGCATCGCCTCAACTAAGGCTTGGATAACCGCTCCGCCTTGTCCGTCCTCGGTAATCTCCGCTCCGCCTGCGAAATCTTCTACTTGCGGAACCGAAACATCAACAGAGGCCTCTGTAGGAGCCATATCTTCGGAGGATATTCCAGAATCTAAAAGTGGTGGCAAAGCCATTAGTAATACTCCCGCTTGCGGCGATACTCGTTTTCGTCATCGCCCTCACCATGTAGCGAGATAAACCCACCTTGGCGAAAACGCATCAGTGCTAAAGTCATGCTATCACAAAAGTCATCGTGGTCGCCATTGGGAAATGATACAACTTCTTCGATAACCTCGTCCGCAAACTTCTTATCACTTGGGGCCCAGACTACACCAGCCTCGAACAATGGCGCAACCATGTGCATTCTGGTCACTTTATCACGTCCTTTGCCCGGTGAGAAGCCCAGCGCAGGAATCCCGCGGAGCCGCAACTCGTCAATAAGCGGTGTACCCGTCGCTTTTGCTTCGACCAGCACCATATCCGGCTCCCAATACTCATGCTCCTCAAACGCTTTTTCCTTCAACTCAGGGAAATTCCACCGACCACGCTGCGCATCCATCAAAATGATGTTGTCAGGCCCACCTTCCTCGGGCGTAAAGACGCCCCAAGTGGTAATCGCGCTGTAATCCGCCGTCTCTTTCTTCGAAAAAGCTGTGTCATAAGACTGAAGAATGTATTTGACAGGGGGAATCTCTTCTTTCTCCCAGTCCTGCCACCAATCGCGCTTGATAATCGCAGATTCCGACGCCGTCGGCTGCTGTTGCCACTGCGCATTCCACTTTCCAACAGGCAAAGACGCCTTAATCGAAAGCAAAGCGTCCTTATCCCAGAACTCAGGCCACAACGGCTTGTCAGACGGCAGAATTGCAGGAAATTCCACAACCTCCCACTGGTCAGACATCACATCACTGCCCTGCTGGGCCAATAATCTGCCTGTCAAGTCCTTTTTACCCCATCGAGTCATGACCAAAATGATGGTTCCGCCCGGTTGGAGACGCTGACGAGGGCCAGAAGTGTACCACTCGTAAGCATTATCGAAAGCAGACTCGCTTAACGCATCTTGTTCCGAATGAGGGTCGTCAATGATAAGTAAATCTGCACCGCGCCCAGTAATAGCTGCGCCCACACCCGCAGCAAAGTACTCTGCACCCGCTGTAGTGCCCCACTTACCCGCGCCTTTATTGTCTTCCTTGAGATTCGTGTCTGGAAAAATCTCTTTATACGCTGGATCATCGATCAAATCCCTTACTTTGCGGCCAAAACGCACCGCCAACTCAGTGTTGTGCGTGGCCTGGATGATTTTTAACTTCGGATTACGGCCCAAAAACCACGCTGGCATCAAAAAACTTGCAAACTCCGACTTCGAATGTCGAGGCGGCATGTTAATTATCAATCGCTTGAGTTCTCCTCGCGCAACACGTTCAAGTTTTTCAGCAATTATCCGGTGATGACGGCCCTCGATGAAGTTTTCGTAGACGTGATGCGCAAACGGCATGAACTTTTCGCTCGCCTCTTCCCGCAAATCAAGCCTCTTCTTGGCCTCGGTTAAGGCCAAGATCTCTTTTAGAGCTTCTTCAGGTAACGCCTGTAGATTCATTAGGTTCTAACCGTAGGGCGGCGTTCTGTACGAGATGTTGTACGAGTCTTGCGCTTCTGACCGGGGCCCTTGGTTCCGGAGGAAAGTCTGGCCTTGCCACCCGTGTACCCTCGACCTTGGTCCCTGATAAACCTGCCGCCACGCTGAATAGAGGATCTCGCCGTGATGATCTTCTGACACATTGGACCAGCGTCAGTCTCAATCATCGTGTAACCTTCAGGGCACTCAATCTCCTCTTCTCCATCGTCGTCGAAGCTCGTTATCGGAGGGACAAAAATATCAGGAACGTCTGGGTCAACCTCGACCACTGGGTCAACCACTGGGTCAACCTCGACCTCAAGCTCTTCCTCTTCCTCATCATATGGGTCTACTTCAATTTCGACCTCAGTTTCGGTTTCGGTTTCGGTTTCGGGTTCCTCTTCAACCTCGACCTCAGTTTCCTCCTCGACCTCTTCCTCGGTCTCTTCTTCTATTTCGACCTCTTCCTCGGTCTCTTCCTCGACCTCTTCCTCAGTCTCTTCCTCAACCTCTTCCTCAACCTCGACCTCGACCTCTTCCTCGGTTTCCTCCTCAGTCTCTTCCTCGGTTTCCTCCTCGGTCTCTTCCTCGGTCTCTTCCTCGGTTTCCTCCTCGGTTTCCTCCTCGGTTTCCTCCTCAGTCTCTTCTTCTATTTCGACCTCAACCTCCTTCTCGGACTCGGAGTTAGACACTTCGGAGAATGTATTGTCGGCGTCTATCTTGCTGGTAATGGCTAGATCCGCAGCACTTGTTGGAATCGGTCCTTGATCGACAACTGTTTGCAAATCCCCGACCAGACTTTCATCAAACACAACCATGTTGTCCTTGTTGCCCGCGGTGCCCCCACCAACATCAGCAATCCCAACTACACCCGTAAACCCTGCGTCGGTAAGAATACCTTTTAAAT